GAAAAGAAAAGATTTGCAAAGTATACTGGAGTTGACACACCAGATTTTTTATGCTAGTGTAAATAATCAAACAAAGGAAATATCATGACAGTAATAAAAGGTAACTCTCAACACGATTTAAGAACATATGTATTTGAAGATGGATATACACTTCAGCAAAATATGTTACTTCGTGCATTAAAAATGCAGGCACAATATGGGATACTTATGACTAATCCTAGAGTCACAGGTTATACATCATTTGCAAAAGCAGTAATAGGTAATTTTAAACTAGGAGATAAGACACCAAAAACTTGTAAAAATTTATATAAGTATTTAAAAGAGAAAGGATACTATGAACCAATTGAAAAAATGGACAGTAAAAGACATAGAGAAGAAGATAGGAACACTATCTAATCCTAGTAAGATGCCCTCGTATGCTTGGGGTATATCAGCAAAGCATTGTGTAACAGGCAGTAAATTAGCAAAGATAAAAGGTACGATATGTAATAAATGCTATGCTTTGAAAGGTCACTATGCTTTTAAAAATGTATTTGATGCACATGAAATAAGACGAAAAGCTATAGAACTAAATGAGTGGGTAGACTATATGGTACAATTACTTACATTAAAATATAAAAACCTAGATAAAATTAGAAGATATCATAGGTGGTTTGACTCTGGTGATCTACAATCTTTCAGTCACATGATGAAGATATTTGAGGTATGTGAGCTAACACCACACATAAGATATTGGTTAGCTACAAGAGAGTATCAGTTTATAAAAGATATTAAGGAAGAAGATGTGCCAAAGAATTTATGTTTGCGTGTATCAGCAATAAAAGTAGATAGTCCACCACCTACATTTTGGAAGTGGACTTCTGGTGTACATAAAGATAAAAAAGCAATAGGTAGAGAATGTCCTGCTTACAAACAAGATGGTGAGTGTGGCAGTTGCCGTGCCTGTTGGAGTCGTTCAATAAAACAAGTAAGTTACAAGGAGCATTAATGACAGCATCATATGGATTAGGTATGTTATTAGTTGGTGTAGTTGCATTAAGTATTGCATCAATAATAGCGTATCATATTATAACAAAAGTAGTAATGAAAAATAAAAAGGAGAAATAATGAGAGAGTATACATTTGAAAGAGTTAGCGGAGATAAAAAAATTATTGAAGCTAGAAGTTTGAAAAAAGCTATAATAAAATATGGTGGTAAGCCAGAGGGTAATGACGACCATGTGTATGTAACTTGGACAAGTAAAAAGAAAAATGATAGTGAGGCATCTGTTAAATTACCATATGTAACAAGAAAAGAAAGAAAGGGTAGAATCTAATGTATGGAGATGGAATGAGAAAAATACTAGAAAATCATTATAAATGGTGTATAGCTAATGGTAGAGATATATCATGGTATGGTGAATATAGAAAACAAAGAAATAAAAAATCAACAAAGGTTTATTAGTATGTCATTTGTTTGGAAACATCCAAAGTATTATAAAAAAATAAATAAAGAAAATGACTTGACAAATCAATCAAATGATGATAAGGAAAATCATAATGAAAAAATACAAAATAAGATTAGTAGGATTAGGAATAGAAGCAACAGCAATAGTACCATTCGAAAACGAGCCGACAGTAACTGATATAGAAAATAAAACAGAATATCTAAATCATAATTTAATGAAAATAGAAGATGATGGAAACTTCTATGATCCAAATAGATATACACTTACTTATGAGGAATTAGAGATATAATAATACTATGAGTAAAATAAAAACACTTTTGAGGTATGATAAAGATAATATAGATAAAGGAGATAGAAAAATTTCCATTACATGGAAACATTGGGGACTTATTATTAATACCAAAATTCCTGCAGTTAAAAATGAATATCTTAAAATATACGTAGCTAGATATAAAAATCTTTTTAGATTTCCCAATACAGATTGGGTGCACTTTCCAAGAATACGTATATTATATGAAAAAATTATATCTGGTGAAATTAAAGAATACTACGAAGAATTAAAAAAAGATATGAAAAGTAAAGACTATAAATTTATTGATAGTAATAATTATAATATTACACATGTTAGATTATTAAAAAGAGGTGGTAATAAATATTATAAATGAATTACAAACAACAGTTAGCAGTCATAGAGGGATTATCAGTACCAAATGATACACAGACTAGAATGGATTGTCCATTCTGCGGGGGTAAAAATACTTTATCAATAGACACAACAGAAAATAAAATAGGTTGGTATTGCTTTCACGCTTCCTGTAGTGCTAAAGGTAAAAAACAAGGAGAAAAAAATATGCAGTATGTAGAGAAAGTATTTCATGGCAATAAAGCATTGCATGTGGAAGATATAAATTTTAAGATACCAGATAGTTTTCAGTCAATATATTCGAATGAAAAAGCTATGCGCTGGTTATCCAACAATAACTGTTGGGAGTCTTGGTCTTGGGGTAGAGCAGATTTTAAATATGATGTTAAACAAAATAGAGTTGTGTTCTTAGTTAAGAATAGAATGTCACACAAGATAGTAGGTGCAGTAGGTAGATCATTAAATAAAAATGATTTTCCTAAATGGTTTATGTATGGTAACAAAGATGTTCCATTTAAATGTGGTGAGTGTAACGATGCAGTTATTGTAGAAGATTGTCCATCAGCTTGTGCTGTATCTAATATACTAACAGGTATTGCAATCATGGGTACAAAGTTAAAATCAGTACAGAAATCTCATTTAAAACCTTACAAGAATTTATATATATGTTTAGATAGAGATGCTACTACGAAAGCATATGACATGGCAAAAGATTTAAGATCATCTGGATTTGAAAATGTAATAGTAAAACCACTAGAAGATGACTTAAAGTACTTTGATACAGAACAAATAAGGGAGATGTTTTATGGACAATAATATGAAAAAAGAAATACTAGATAGTTGGAATAGTTGGAAGTATGATATAGTTGATATGAATAGATCAGAGTGGACACAAAGAGATCAATCCATATTAGATACAATAGAATTATTATTAAGAAAGGAGTATGGAGATGGCGATAAATCTAGATAGAGGACCTGCTGATCTTGAAGAAGTAATTGATAAACAGCAAAAGCAAATTGATTGGCTTAAAAAACAAACTAAGAAAACACAAGATGATAGGATAGCAGAGATCATGGCTTTGTATGCAGAAGTTAAAAGATTAAAAAATGAAAATGAAGATTTAAGATTAAATAAAATTAAATCACAGTATATAATAGAAAATTTAGAAAAGGAGTTGCATGATAGAAAAGCAAATGATTAGGCTTATGCTTAATAAAAAGTTTTATACAGAGTATAAAGGAGTGTTATCACCATCTGTATTTGCAGGAGATATAAGTTCTCTCTATGACACAGTACAAAAAGCACATGAAAAGTATGAAGAAGATATAAAATTAGATGAATTATATTCTTTACACACCACAGTATTTAACCCTGCATTAACCCGTGCTGCAAAAGAAAAGTTTAGTGAGTTAATAGAAGACATAAAAGAAGTTAATGAACCAAATAAAGAAATAGCAAAAGATATAATACGTATACTATCAGACAGAGATCTTGCACAAAGAATAGCAGTAGAGTCTACAGAAATATTTAATGGTAAAGATGCAAACTTTAGTAATATCATAACCATGATAGAGAAGCATAAGAATGAAGTTGATGAAGAGAAAGTACCTGCTGTTAGTAATGATGTTGATGAAGTTCTAAGTTTATTAAATGTAACTACCAAATGGAAATTTAATATATCAATACTAGAAGAAAAAATAGGAGGCATTGGCGAGGGAAATCTTATGATTTCATTTGCTAGACCAGAGACAGGTAAAACTGCATTCTGGGTTAGTCTATGTGCAGGACCAGGTGGTTTTGCAGAACAAGGTGCAAAAATTCATGCGTTTATAAACGAAGAACCTGCAATAAGAACACAGATGAGGGCTATATCCTGTTACACGGGTATGAATAAAGATCAGATCATACTAAATAAAAATTTAGCAAAAAAATATTGGAGTGAAATAAAAAATAATATATCTATGTTTGATACTGTAGATTGGTCAATTGATGATATAGATGCACATTGTGAGAAACACAAGCCAGATATAATTATAATAGACCAGCTTGACAAAATAAATGTTTCTGGTACATACGCAAGGACAGATGAAAAACTTAGAGAAATATATACAAGTGCAAGAGAGATTGCTAAACGTAGAGATTGTGCAGTTATTGCCATATCTCAAGCGT